CGAACACCCCGGTCGGCACGATTGGCGGCGACGTCATGGAAGGCCCGGAGGCCGAAGGCGAAGACGAGCCCGCAGATCAGGAAGAACCCGCCTCGCTCGACGAACCCAATTCCTAAGACCATGCGTTTCCTTACCAACGGACTGTCGGGCCGCGAGCCCCTTCTCATCGACCCGACCAAGGCGAAAGACCACGCTGTCCTCGCCGAGAAGTTCGGCTTCACGGATATGCTCGCCCAGTTGTTCGGGCAGGCTCCGGCTCCTTACGTCGTCGATGGCGTTGGCATCGTCCCCATCGTGGGCGTCATCGGCAAAGGTCTCTCGCCCCTCGAGAAGATGATGGGCGCCGTGGACGTCAACGACGTGTCCGCCGCCATCGACGCCTTCGCCTCGAACCCCGAGGTCGAGAAGATTGCTCTTCAGGTGTCTTCCCCTGGCGGCACGGTCACCGGCGTCGAAGAACTTGCCAACAAGGTCCGTAGCCTCGAGAAGCCTACCCTCGCCTACACCGACTCCGAGATGGCGTCCGCCGCCTATTGGATTGGCTCCGCTGCCGACCGCGTCGTCGTCTCGCCCTCGTCCACCGTCGGCTCCATCGGCGTCTACATGGCCATCCCTGATTACTCCGAAGCCGCCAAAATGCAGGGTATCAAGATGGTCGTCATCAAGTCCGGCAAGTTCAAGGGCGCCGGCATCGAAGGCACGAGCCTCGACGAAGGCCAGATGGCCAACCTTCAGGAAGGCGTCGACACGATCCACGCCGAGTTCAAGGAAGCCGTGAACATGAAGCGCAAGATGGTGAAGGCCGAAGCCATGGAAGGCCAGACCTTCTCCGGCAAGCAGGCCGCCGCCCAGGGCTTGGTCACTGGTCTGGCCGACTCTTTCAACGACGCCCTGCGTTCGTTCTGATGGCCATCGACGTTCCCGACTACGTCCAGTCCGCTGCCCGACGCGGCCTTGAGTGGCACGCCGAGGGCAAGTCTGGCGACGGCGTCACCGACAAGACTCTACGCGAAGCACGAGAGATGGCTGAGGGATCGGTGTCCGAAGACAAGCTCCGCCGCATGGGGCCGTGGTTCCGCCGGCACGAAGCGGATATGGACGCCCCGAACAACAAGCCCGACGGTGAGGACTTCCCTGGAGCAGGCGCCGTGGCGTGGGCTCTGTGGGGCGGACCGACATCCGGCAACATCATGCGGACTGCCGAATGGGCCGAAGCCAAGGTCGAGCAGCTGGACCGCGAAGCCTCCGCTAATTCCAATACCAGCAAATCTAAGATGACCATCGAAGAACAGCTCCTCGAAGCCACCGCCGCCATCTCGGGCGTCACCGCCGAGCGCGACGACCTCCGTGCCACCGTCGAGAAACTCACCGTGGGCGCCGCTTCGGAACTCGAAGCCCTCAAGGTCGAAGCCGCGTCCAAGGACGCCAAGCTCGCCGAACTGACCGCCGCCCTCGAAGTGGCCGTCAAGGAAGTCGAAGGCTTCAAGGCGATGGTCGCCGACATCGAAGCCAGCAAGGTCAGCGCCTCCAAGGAAGCCGCCAAGATCGTGGCGTCCGTCGGCGTGTCCCCGGTCGAAATCACCCCTGCGGACAGCAAGCCTTCCGCCGAGGCCGTCGACCACCTTGCCACCTTCCTCGCGATGCCGGTCGGCTCCAAGGAGCGTAACGACTACTTCGCCGCGAACAAGGCCGCCATCATCAAGGCCGCCCTCTAATTTTCCCCTAACCCTCAATCTCCTAAAACACACACATGGCTAACTCCATCGCAGTTGCTCCGAGCGTCCTCGCCGAGAGCGTCATCGCTTCCCTGAAGGGCAAGCTCCCCGCGCTCCGCGCCTTCTCCAGCGTCTTCACCGCCGCTGAATCGGCTGCGGGCAAGACCGTCCAGGTTCCCCTGATCGGCACGTCCACCGCCACCGAGTTCGGCTCCGGCGGCTACCTCACCCAGGACGACGCGACCATCACCGCCGCGAACGTCACCCTGAAGCACTTCAAGGTCTCGTCCCGCTTCTCGCCCCTCGACGTCAAGATGTATGGCGCTCAGTTCCTCTCGAACGCCTTCGTCCCGACCGCCGCCAACGCCCTCGCTGAGAAGTGCCTCGCTGAAATCGGCGCCCTCATCGTCGCCGCCAACTACAGCTCGGGCACGAACACCGGCTCCAGCCTCTCCTACGCCGAAGTCGTCGCCTCCAAGGGCGTGCTCGACGCCGCCAAGGCCGCTGAACCCCGCGCGTTCATCCTGAACCCGACCTACGCCAACAACCTCCTGGGCGACGCTACCATCATCGGTAACTCCGTCCTCGGTGCTGGCATCCTGACCTCCGGCCAGATCGGTACCCTCGCTGGTGCCTCGGTCTACCAGTGGAACAGCCTCCCTGCCAACTCGGAATCCCTCGCTGGCTTCGGTTGCGGCGCTGACGCTATCGCCGTCGCCTCCGCTCTCCCGATGGGCGAAATCCCGGGCTTCGAAGTGGCCAACGCTGTCGACGCCGACACCGGCCTCGGCGTGCAGGTCCTCATGGGCCAGGAGCAGTCCGGCTACTACAACGTCACCGCCACGCTGCTCTTCGGTGCCGCTGTCGGTCGCGCGACCTCGCTCAACCGCCTCACCACGGCCTAATCAGCCGCCGCAAGGCAAACAAACGAGGGCTCCGCAAGGGGCCCTTTTTTGTGCCTATCCCAAACAGGGCAAAGGAAAGATGAGTCTCTACGGAAACGAGCTGCTGAACGACGCGAAAGAGATGATCTCTGATTTCGGAGTCCCCGGGTCGGCCAACTCAGGGGCCATCACCTTCTCCTGCCTTATCTCCGACCCTGCCGTGGCCACGGTGCTCGAATCAGGTGGGTATATGGAGCGGACCCAGTACTCGGTCAGGCTCCCCGCCGTAACGGCCTCCTGGAGCCTCCCAGACGGCTCTATTGGGGCATCGGCTGCCATCATCGCCTCGGGTGCCGTCATCCCCTCCCTAGGGCAGGGCAAGAAGATCGTGGCTGGCGGGAAGACCGTCCGCATCACGACCCAGACCTACAAGCCCGGTTCCGCGTGGGTGACGCTGGTCGTCATCGACGACAACCAGTAAGCGCCGTGGTCTCGGTAAGCGTCAACAAGGACTCAGAAGCCAAGTTTCTAGCTGGGCTTAAGCGCTTCGCCAAGAAGACTGGGCAGACCTTGCGTGACGCCTTCCTTGAGCAAGCCGCCCTTGCCTGTCAGGACGCGGCCACTTTCACGCCTCCCCTGGCTAAGGGTGGCGGCAAGGGATTGTCCAAGGCCGCCGAAATGGCCGGTGATGACGCGGTAGAAGGTGACATCAAAAAGATTTACGTCTCTGCCAACGACCGATACTCCAAGAACGCGGCTAACGTCCTTGCCACAAACCTTGCCTACGCAACTAGGAACAACGACATCGGGACTTTTAACAAGCTGATTGGCAGCGGGTCAATGAAGGCGCTGAAAAGCCTTTCTCCGATCATGCAGAAAATCGCCAATGACATGGACTATGACCGGGCGTTCAGGAAGGCTAAGAACTACCTGAACCGAGCCAACATCGTCTTGAGCGATTACGGAACAATCGGCTATGTGTTTAACCTCAAGCCCGTTCACAACGAAATCAAGGCCAAGTTCGGCGGACGCATCAAGCGCAAGGTCAAGCCAGTCAAAAAGAAGCTGCTCGTCGAGACGACCGCAGAGCTGAAGGAATACATCAGGGACCGGCAGATGAAGGTCGGTAGCATCAAGTCAGGATGGGCGTCTGCCCTGCGATCACTGCCTCCGCCTATGGTTAACGGCATCCCGAAGAACTTCGGAACAGACCTTTTGAACGTCTCTTGGATTAACCGTCACACCAATATCGCCGGACGAAGCAATGTCTTTGCCGACGACAAGAACGTGGACATCATGATCAGCAACACGATGGGCAATATCTCAGGAATCGCAACCGACGCCAACGTCCTGCAACTCGTATACGCCAACCGCAGGAAACAAATGAAGGCGCGTGTGAAGTTCCACCTGAATAATACCACCAAAGAAGCCAACCAATCATAACCTTTATGGGCACCAAATCCATCCGCCACATCGTCGAGTCTGTCGTATCGACCTACCTCTCGACCCAGACTGGCCTGACCTCAGTGCAGTTCCTGACCGGGGACAGCGCTGTCACCCAGACCTTGCCTAAGGCCGTCGTGCTCTGCGACTCCGCCCGTGCCCCTGGCGACCTCCCCGAAGGACTGGGCAACTACTCCTGCTCGGTCCGCATCACCCTTTTCTCGAACGCCGACGACACGACCCTCGCCGATCACCGTGCCCGCTGCGCGGCCCTGTCCGGCAATATGCGTGACCTGACCAGCATCAAGGCGGCCTTCGTGGCCAGCGGGGACGCGACCTGCTACGACGTCACGATTGGGTCCGAAGACGAGGGCATCGACGAACGCTCCTGGGCGACGGCTTTCTCCTTTGACGTGCTGGTCGTCCTGCCTGCCGCGTAACCTTCCAAACCTCGCAAATACAAATGGCCGCCATCGATACCGGAACCACCTGCATCTACGGAGTCGCGGGTACTGTCACCAACCTCTTCGTCCAGAGCTACAGCCTCTCGTCCTCCTTCAACGCCGAGGCCACCGTGGCCGACGAGTCCGGCATCACCAAGACGGCCCGTTACGACGACCGTAAGTCCGAGATCACCATCGAAGGCATCGCCAAGACCTCAACCATGCCTGTCCTGGGTGCGACCCTGTCCTTCACGGTAAACACCGCGTCTGCCTACCCCAGCGGTTCTGCCTCTGCTTCCTTCGTCGGAACCATCACGAAGATTGACGACAAGGGCTCGAATAAGGGCTTCACGGCTGTCACGATTACGGCGGTCGACTACGAAGGCATCACGCCTTCTGCCTAATTGACTTAGCCTACAGGTCGTTAGGCTAGTGGCCGTGGACCGCCGCTTCCTGAACGCCTACGTCGACCCGGCGCCTTTTCGGCTGCTGGGTCGTTCGCTTTACCCATGGTGCCTCAAATACCGGG